CCACCTCTTCCTCGGAAAAGACCATCCCCGGCCGCGCTCCGAACCCAGGTTGGTATTCGGTAGTGTTCGGCTCGGGAAGATCGGCTATTGTCCAGCGACGTGTTCCTCCAGTTTCGTCGTCATACCAGTTGACGCCAAATCCGGGGGATGCGCTGCCGCTATCCCTTGTCTCGCGTAGAATCTCCATAACCCTCGGCGGGGGAGTGGGTCGAGGGGGTGCCGGCGCTGCGGGGCGAGGGGTTGCTGCTCGCGCCCTGGGGCGCTGTGGGGGTCGTCTGTCGCCTTGCGCTGCCTCCCTTTGTGCTGCCGCATCGAGTCGTTCAAGCATTAGGTCACGCATGAGTTGGCGTATCTGTACGCTCGCAGCGTCCTCCTGCTCGTTCTCCGCATTGAACTGCTTTCCGCCTTTGTAGCCTATCCCAGGTGGCATTCCGTATCTCCGTAAAGTGAAGGCGGGAGCAGACCTAAGTCCACCCCCGCCTTATGGTATAAGTCAGGGGTTTAGAAGGCGGTGATAACGCAGTTCCAACCGGGCGCGTTGCAACCAAGCTGCGCGTAGTACCCGATCCGAACCTCTACGCCGTCAGCGCTGGTCTGACGGAGAAGACGATTGCCATCCGAATCGATGATTCGGGGGGCTCCGCCCAAAGAGTAGAGCTTCCAGGTGTCCATCTGAAGAAGGTAGGCCTTCCCAGTTGGGCAGTTGACGTCGGGAGTAGCGACCACTGCTCCAGACGGCGTGTGGACCAAGCACCCAGCAAACGAGATGTCACCTCGCTCGTAGGCCTCAATCTCAGTGTAGCGCACCTTCTGGTTGAGTTCCTCAAGAAGCTCGCCGTAGTCTTCATAACTCATGAAGCAGTGCGTCGGGCGACCACCCTCTCGGGCAAGCCTGGCGGAAGCCTTCGTGAGTCGCTCAACCTTGTTTGCTCCACCACCACCGGCAAAGCGAACGCCGCCAAGTCGAGTGCTGTCGGCCGTGCGGTCAACACCGAAGAAGGCAGCTGCGCCGGGAGCCGCATCGGGAACCCATGCACTGAGGCCTGAGAGCTTAAGCCCAGGTCCACCGCCAGCAAGGCGGTCGCCCAGGATGTAGAGGTCGTCACCGGCGACAATAGCGCCGATACCAGCCGCGAAGGTAAGCTCCCCGTTGTCTCGGTTGACTCCGGTAATGGTGCCACCTGCATGATGCACACCTCCGACTTCCCCCTCGATCTGCATGCCTACCTCGAAGTTAACAACGTTCTGGATGTTATTCAAGGTAATCACGCCCGGCGGACCCGCTACGGCTGCGCCAGCATTGCCGATAAACCCGGAGCCATCTCGAAACAAGGCAGTTGCCAAGGAACGAGTACAGGACATGAGCGCGGAATCAATTTCGCGGGCACTTGCCTCCATAAAAGCGTTGGGGTTACCAATGGATGCTTCCATTGCTTCGGTACTAATCGTAGCGATACAGTAATCCTTCACACGAGTCAGGACAAAGTCCTTATAGAGTGAACTGGCAGCTGTGCTCGCATTTTGCGCATCGGCGAATGTGGCGGAGCGTGACGCCGGGTTTCCGTACTGGATTGGGATCGGTAGGTTTTTACCACCGAATCGTTCCATCTTTGGCATTGCAGCCAGGAGCGGGTTATTCCGATAAACTAGGTTTTTTACACGGTCATCCGTGTAATGCTGCTTTAGTGCCGCAGCAAACGTATCCATATTTAAGCCAGAGGGCATTTTTCAAATCCTTATTTAGGTGTTATTGACATATTCTAGCATTGCAGCGGCCCGTGCTAACGACTCGGCAGAGGTGAGTGGTTTCTCATCCATGCTGCTGGGGGTAGATGCTGATTGTGCGTTGGTTAGGGTTTTTGCCAATTCGGTCACGTCTGGCATTTCCGTTGCCTCCTCTTTGGGCGTAAAGCGGCTTTTAACCGATTCAAGCTCAGAGAGTTTGTCAACTACACCGGAAAGATATTCCTCGACTTCCTTAGCTGCGGATGCTTCGCTTAGGGCTTCGCCGGTATTGTTGTAATGATCATGAATCCGCTGGAAAACCAAGTCCTGCATTCCTGCAGCCTTGACCATCGGAAACTGATCTGACGAGTCTATGTAGGAACTAACTAGGTGACGCGCCTCGTCCAGTGCAGCCTGCTTACGGAAAGACTCTTCCCGCTCTTGCTGTACACCGAACTGCTTGCGTAGAGAAGCTAGTTCCTGTTTAAGACCCGACGTTGGGTCAGGGCGATTGCCCTTAAGAACCTGTTGGGTAACGTCCTCATAAGACGTACCAACGTGGTTCAGAAATTGTAGTGGGTTGGCTTTCGCCAGGTTGAGCAGCTGCTTCGCCCTCTCGATTTCTCCTGCTTGAGACTTTAGGGCAGTCTCTGACTCTCGGATAGAGCGTTCCCTGTCCATGAGGGTGCGGAGGGCCTCTGCGGCTCTCGGTGTAGGCGGAAGTGGGGCGGGGGGAGCGACTGCGTCCGCTGTCTGCTCGTTCGTTTCGGCCGCCGGAGCGACTTCTGTGGTTGGAGTTTCTGTGGAAATTTCGTCTGACATATTACGCTACTGTTGCAGTACCATCTTCGGGCATTACGGCTGTTGGTGAAGCTCCGGTTGCGCCGGGAGCGGGTGGTGCGCCTGGTGGGGGCGCTGCGGCTTGACGAGCACGCTGCATTAAAAGGTGAGTGGCAGCAAGGAATTGACGTAACATACCCAGTCTATCTTCAGGTACGTTGTCATTTACTGCCTTATTATACGACGCCTGTACCTTTTTCATTGCTAGTATAAGGTCCATGAATGGCTCGGGTGACTCGTATACACCTTCGTCTAAAATCTGTTCTATGATGCGGTCGATATTATCGGCTGCAGCTCGGTCCAGGGCAAGATCCCGGTCAAGGTCGGGGAAGTCCAGGAGGCGCTTGGCCTCTTCGGGGCCTAGCAGACCAGCTCCCATCAGCTGTTCCACCATGGCGAGGCGGCCAGCCGGCGTCGAGGGGAGGGACGATGAGGGGTAGACCTTGAGCACATAAACGTCCTTACCGAGGTCTACGTCCTTCCACTTCACCTCTTGGATTGTCTCCTTGTCTCGCTGAGCCACGATAGACCAGTCGGGGTTCTCCTCGGAGATCTCCTTACCGAGGGCAACCATGCGCCTCGCTATGTCCATGAACATAGTCTCGTAGTCCCTAGAGATGAGGGCGAACCGCTCCGACTCGATGTCGTTGTACTCCCTGAGGGCCACACCAGACTCCAGCCCCGCCGGCTTGAGGGAGGAGGCGGAAAGTTGAGAGACACCCGCAATCTCGTACGCCCGCTGATAAAGCCGGTCGAGGTGAGAGAATACCTCAGGGCTTATTGTTTGGTTTGGGCGAACTATCGGGGGTGTCCCCGTGTAAGGTATGATGGCACCTATCTGGTTGTTGAGGTGGGCCTTCTTGATCTTGGACCCTGACTCAACTAGGACCCAGGGCACCGCAAGAAGCTGCATCGCCTTCTGGATCTTCATCAAGAGCTTATTGATCTCGACTTGGATACCAGTCAGCTCCTCTGCGAGCCCTGACCCCCAAAAACCTCGAAGCTGCTCCGACCACCTGATAAAGGTGAAGGGGAAGTGGTCATAAGTCCAATCCCCCTTGAACAGCGTTACACCGTCAGCCACTATGCAGTGACGGCCGTCCTTGGCGTTGGGGCCGGAGGGGAGGTGCCAGCACTCCAGCACTTCAACCTGATCTGCGGTGCTATCTCGGCCAAACTCAAAGTCTCTCGTCGAATCCGCGTTGATGGCGCGTATCTTCGATGCCTTCTTGGGGAACATATCGATGAGCACGTCTCGGTTGATGAACTTCCTCTGGTACATCTGCTGGGGCTCACCGTAAATACCCTCTGCACGGTCTACGAAAATCTCTCCTGGGAAGACGCGCTCGACACGGATGTCTTCCCGGACGCGGTATGTCTTGATGACCCCGGTCCCAAACACGCAAGCGTCCACAAAAACCTTGGGCGCTACGTTGTACAGGCCTGAGGCGTAGAACTGGCTGTCCACAAACTTCTCAAGGAGCTTAGCCCTTCTCCGAAGAGAGTAGTTGCCCCCCGATGTAAGGAAAACCGGGCGGGGCCTGTTCTTGGCTATGCGAGCTGAAACGGTATCGCATACGCTCTTGATGACATTGAGCGTTACCCTTTCCTCGGAAAGCATAAGCGAAAAATCAGCCGGACCAGCTCCAAGAACGTTCCTATTGCCATACAGACGCATATAACGAAGAAAATCTTCGCGGCGCGTGCCGTCGCGCCCCCGTATGTGCGCATACGCTGACAGAGCGTACTCGTACGGGTCGCTGTGGGACCACCACCTGAAATCATTTTTTGCTATTGTCATGATGAGTAGTACAACAATTCATCGGCGGGAACCCCAGGGTTGGGAGCTATCTCAGTCTCCTCCTCAGCCGGGCTGTTAGCTTCCATAGAGATTTCAGCACCTTCCACCTTGAAATAAGTAACTCCCCTCTCTCGGAGCTTGTCTACAAGTTGGACCAATTCCTCGGCGGTAAAGACCATCGTGCTAGTGTGATTGGGGCTGCTTTTTCAGGAAAACCGTCTACACTAGAAAGCCACCTCAACCCCTGGAGCAAAATGGAACCTCTCGTTATCGCAGCCCTCAATTACGTCAATTCCCGCAAGGGACCCCGGAAGACAGAGGTAGAGCGATTACGAGAACTAGAACGGGTTGCGGAGAACTATAAGAGGGACCACCAGGGATTCTCAGAAGATTCCGCAAACTTGTCCATTTCCTCCTGCTCCATACGGTCAGCCTCCGCTCTCCAGTAGTCCGGGGTGCCGTACACCAGAAGGTCGTCCATGAGGAACTCCCCATGGTGGTGCCCACACTCGCGCCAAGCGTAGAGCAGGGCGTCACACAGGTGGTTCTGGAACCTTCTTCTATCCATCTCCATGCGACCTCGCTCCATCTTATCGAGGTCCCACTGCAATAAAAGCATTTCGTCGAGAAGTTCCGTGTTGTCCGCCTTGCACACCTTCAGCCCACCTGACCGGAGATCTCCGTTTATGAGTTCAATAAAGCTGTGTTTCTGCGACTTCTGCGCTGCTACCACCGGGATGGCGAAACGAGTCTTCATCTCTTCAGCATACCCCTTACCGAACCCACCGGTGTCGGCAACTATACGCACAAAGGGATACCGCTCCATCAGGGCCTCTACCCTCGCCGCTACCGCGCTCGGGATTAGGCCGCTCTCTTTGTAGCTTTCGACGACGAAGGCTTGCCTGAGGTCCTCGCTGTAAGCCATCACGACAAACGCCGTGGGGTCGTTAAACCCAAGGTCCATACCCAAAACCCACATCCAGTCTTCGGCGTCGTCTACCGGAAACTCATCCACCAAGTTAACGTTGGCGTCGTACTCGAACACCAAACAGGAGGCATCCCGTATCCACACACCGCAGTACTCACGCAGGTATGTTGGGTTGTTGTCATCCCAGGCCTTCTGCTTCTTCTTACGCTCCAACCAGTCCTCTACGCCCGGTATATGGGGGTTATCGCGTAGCGTCCAGCTATGCACGGCCCA